CGGGCCTATGTTCCGCAAGGAGCGGGATATGTATGGCAACATCCTCAAGGACATCGAATATATCATGGAGGACTACTTCGAGTATTGGGAAGGATCGATCAAGCCAATTGAGCATGACGGTCGACGGTCGGAGTATGAGTTCCGCATTGAGTTAGGTGATGGACTCTGGTTCACTGGGAAGATCGACGCTGTTGTCCGTGCTCGTAAGATGAAGTGGATCATGGAGCACAAGACGTTCAACCGTATGCCGAGCGAGCATGAGCGTTGGAGGTCAGTTCAGGGATCAGTCTACTTCCGTGCTGCTGAGGAAATGGGCTTCCCTTCACTCGATGGCGTCCTGTGGGACTATGTCAGCAGTAAGCCGTGCAACGTCCCCGGCGAACTAACCGCCACAGGCAAGATTAGTCAGGCTCGAATTGATACGCTACCGTCCCGCGTAAATGCGTGGATCGAGGAGGAAGGACACAAGGCCAAGGACTTCAAGAAGATGCTGGCGGATGCTGAGGCTAATCGCCGCAATCGCTTCATCCGAGTCTTTACGCCGGTCAAGCCTCGAGTAGTCGATAATATCTGGAAGGATTTCGTCGATACGGCCAAGGAGATCCAGGATGACTTCGGCAAGAAGACCGATCAGAATATCGGCCGGCACTGTTCGTGGTGCGATTATCAGATGCTCTGCGAAGCTGAGGTGAAGGACGCTGACCTGGACTGGTTACTGAAACGTGAGTATCAGTCCGAAGACCTCAGTCATAAGCGCGAAAACAAGGACCGGACGGAGGATTAGTGGTTGACTTCGGGGTAGGTTTGCTGTAGAACGACCAACCTACCCCGGAAAGGTTACTCAACACATGGCGACCACAGTTCGCAAAGAGGACCGCGCTCCGAACGCAAAGGCCGTGAGCGAAGTCAAACGTCAATCATCCGCTGCAATCTACGGTCGAAGCGGCACAGGCAAGACCACTCTCGCTGCGTCCTGGCCGAAACCCATCCTCTACCTGAACATCCGAGACAACGGCGAAGAGTCCATCAGCGATGTCGAGGGCATCGATGTGGTGGACATCGAGTCCAGTGAGGACTTGCTGGAACAGGTGCTCTGGTTGCACAAGAAGGCTTCGAAGGGCAAACTGATCTACAAGACCATTGTCACCGACACGATGAGCCAGATGCAAACCATGCTCGTCGAGGAAATGGGGGCTACCAAAAAGATACCCAAGGGAAAGCGCGCCGGAGACTTCGGTGTGCTCACTCGACAGGATTGGGGAAAAATCAGCGGAGACCTAATCAAGTATATCATGGACATCCGAGCTCTACCTGTCAACTCGGTGTTCATTGCACAGGAGCGCGTCTTCAACTCAGGGGACGAGGAAGACGATGGCGTCGATCAGCTTGCTCCTGAAGTTGGCACTAAGCTGATGCCGTCCGTGAACAAGGACCTATGCGCCAGTGTCAACATCGTGGCTAATACCTTCATTCGTATCAAGGTCACGAAGAAGAAAGACAGAGAGACTAAGAAGACCGAGAAGGTTATCAAGAAGCAATTCTGTTTGCGGTTAGGACCGAATGAGGTCTATACCACAAAGATCAGGAAGCCGAAGGGGATCGAGGCTCCTGATTTTATCATCGATCCCACGTACCGGAAGATAATGGACATCGTGAAAGGAAAAGACTGAACATGGCACGTAGGAAAGCCAAATCGTCGTCGGTGAAGGTTAACTTCAAAGGCGTCGAGAGCCGGCAGACACCGGCTGAGGGCGACTATCCGTTTAAGGTCCTTGAGGCCGTCAGCGGAACGTCGAGCAACAAGAACGAGCAGATCGAGGTTACGGCCGAAATCTTCAAGGGCGATCACAAGGGGTTCAAGGGATATATCTACTTCCCGCTCCAGGAGAACAGCCTGTGGAAGCTTCACGCCTTCCTGACCGCACTCGGCGAAGAAGTTCCCGAGGACGAGATGGACATCGATTTGTCGGATCTGGTCGACAAGGAATTTGTCGGCGTCCTGACCCACGAGACCTACAACGGTCGTAAGCGGGCCAAGCTCACCGACTTCGACAGCATCGACAACTACGAAGGCGCCGACGACGACAAGAAGTCGGGCAAGGGCGGCAAAGGCAAGAAGGGTAAGTCGAAGGACGAACCCGAGAAGGTCAGTCGCTCGGACGTCGAGGACATGGACGAGGACGAACTGCAGGAACTGCTCGAGCAGCACGACCTGGAGGACGAAGTCGACCTCGACGACTACAAGAAGCTGCCCAAGAAGGTCGAGGCAGTTCTCGAGGCGCTCGAGGAAGCCGACCTGCTCGAGGACGACGAGCCCGAGGAAAAGCCGAAAGGCAAGAAGGGCAAGAAGTCCAAGGACGATGACGACGATGATGACAAGTCGTCCAAGGGCAAGAAGGGCGGCAAGGGCAAAGACAAGAAGCCCAAGAAGATCGACCGCGATGATGTCGAGGAGATGGACGAAGATGAGCTCCAGGAGCTGATTGACGAGCATGACCTCGATGTGGACCTTGACGATCACAAGAAGATCGGCAAGAAGCGCGATGCCGTGATCGAAGCACTCGACGACGAAGACCTCCTCGAGGACTAATCGTCGCTTCCGGGGAAGGGCGTCGGCGTAACAACCGGCGCCCTTTTTCCATCAGGAGAATGTCATGAAGAAGTTTCCATTTGGTCTTGACCGTGAACGTATTGTCCGCGACATCGCTGCCATTCATAATGGCCTAGCGAACGGTGACGTTATTCCACAGGCGGTGAGCTATGACGAGCAGCAGGGTCATGACGACTTCACCATTCGCACGATAACTCTGAAGTTCGCCATTGCTAAGACCGATGAGCAAGAAGGCTGAGTCTCGCCTACAGCAACGGATACGCAAAGCACTCTTAAAGGAGTGCGGAGGGAAGTGGTTCAAGGTTCATGGCTCGGCATTCCAGGAGAGTGGGCAACCGGACATCATCGGCTGCGTTGATGGCCTCTTCTTTGGCTTCGAAGTCAAAGTCCCTCTCACCGGAAAGCCTTCAGAGCTTCAACTCGAAACTCTCGCTGAGTGGAGGCAAGAGGCGGCGGTCGCGTGTATCGTGGAAAGCCCTTCGCAAGCGGTATCCCTGGTTAAAGCAGCTACGACGTCACCAGAGAAGAGGCGTCGAGGCGATACTCAGTACCGATGGATTTGCCGCACTCTTCGCTCAACGCACGGGGAAGACCTGGGTTACGGGCGTAGTACTAACCGTCGAGCGAGGCCTGTCAAAAGACGTTCTGCTCGTTGGGCCCTTGACCAATTTAGAAAGCACCTGGGGAAAGTTCCTAAGCGAGCGCCTCCCGTGGTACTCGGTGCACCGTGATCTAGAGAGCTACGATCAACACCGCAAGAAATATCCCAACAAGCACAGGATCCTTCTGCTCAATCCTGAACAGGTCACACCGATCCGTGACAAGCTGAAGCGACGCAAGTGGGATCGCTTCATATGGGACGAGGCGCAACGCCTCAAGAACCGCACCTCACAGTCTAGCCGCGACGCAGCGCACATAGCGAAGAGCGCTAAGCGTAGACTTGCGCTGACAGGAACACCCATGGACCTCGATCCGAAAGACCTGTGGGCAATCATGCGCTTCGTCGATGTCTCCGTCCTCGGTGATCGATGGGGTGATTTTGAAGAACACTTCCTGCAAAAGCCGACAATCGACCTGAAGAAAAAGATGGGAGTGCTACAGCGTCAGCGTATGATGCTCGCTTATCAGATTGCTAAGCGTAAGGCTCCGATGCGAGAAGATAGGATCAACGAGTTTGCGGACTTGGTCAGCGATCATGTAATGCGTATCTCCAAGCAGGAAGCCGGGATCGAGTCTGCTCGGGTTCATGAAGTACTATTTGATCTGGATCCACAGGAGGAGAAGCGATACAGGAAACTCGAGAAGAACATGGTCGTCAAAGCAAAGGGCAAGACGATCAAGACTCCGCTGAAGATCACCCAGATCGGTAAACTGCAGCAGATCACCGGCGGTTACATCAAAGACGAAGAAGGCGAGGTTCATTGGATCGGCACAACGAAGCGTAGGATGCTGAGGAAAATGATACGCGAGAAAATCGACGGTGCCTTTGGTGCGCTCGAGCCGTTCGTCGTCTTCTGCAAGTATACTCACGAGGTTCATATGATCGCACGAGTGCTCGAGCGTATGGATCTAGGTCAAGGTGCGAAGCTCTGGGGCAAGGTCAAAGACTTGAAGCGGGACAAGCGCCGCACGAATATGCTGTTGGGCTTTCAACGTGGCGACTTCAACTGGATGGTGTGTCAGCAACGCACCGGTGGGGTCGGCGTCGATCTATACCGAGCCAGGAAGTTCTTCGTATACTCGATGGGTCATTCGTTTATCGACTTCGACCAGATGCTTAGCCGAGGTGACTTCCTCGAGCAAACCGAGCCTGCAGATTTTTTTCTCTTGATGGTGCGGAAGTCTATTGACACAGACATAGCCACCGCTGTAAAACGGAAGAAGTCGATCACAGAAGCCTTCTATGATCGGTTGCATTAGTGCATTACTCAAGCCCACGAGGGACAACATGGCGAAAGACAAAGGTAAAGGCAAGAAGGCCGACAAGGCCGAGAAGGAAAGCCGCAGCGAAGAGCGCGAGTTCAAGTTCGGCGTCGAGGACATCGCCGAAGAGCTGGGCATCAAGCCGGCTTCGGTTCGCGTTCAGCTCCGTAACAAGGGCATCGACAAGGCCGGCAAGTCCTACGGCTGGAACTCGAAGTCCGAGCTGAAGGAAGTGATCGATCAGATCCGCTCCAACGGCGACGACGATGACGACAAGCCGGCGAAG